AGATTCTACTACGTATTTCTTAGCATTAACTACTTGTAGTTGAGCTTGTAAAGGTTTTATTTCTTTTTCATATATATTCTGTATATTATTACCTGTACTTACTAATTCTGTTTGTGTTTGAAGTAGCGCAGTTCTTCTTGCTTCAATCTCTTGTGGCGTTAAATTACCGTTTTTAATTTCATCTTCTAATAAAGCAACATCTTTTTTATAAGTATTAACAGCAGCTTGATTTTCAGCCATCTGCTTATTTATACTTATTAAACTATTATTTAGTTTTTGAGATTCTTCTTTAACTACATCTTCATCGTAAGCAGCGTCAAATTTTCTTATAGTTTCAGCTGAAAGCTTATCTTCTTTATACCAGTTTTTTAACCAGTCCCATTCACCTTCTCCAGCTTTATCTTTTGCTATTTTTTCTATAGCGGCGGCATCTAGATCACCATCTATTATAGTAGCTATTTCTTTTAAGTTTTTAGGCTTATATTCTCCTTTGTTTAAATCTAGAAAACTTTTTAACTTACTTGCTTGCTCTTTGTCTCCAGCGTTAGTCCAGTTGTCTAAAGATATTTCAGTTGCCTGACCATTAGGTGCATATACTTTTATATTGTCACCTAGTCCAGTTTCTTCAAACTCAAAACCAAAACTACCATAAAGTTTGTTTAAAGTTTTATATACTTGCTCTTCTTCATGCCCTACTATTTTAGCACCTAAATCTCCATCTAATATGTTTGTAGGTATTTCACCTTCTTTTACATTAAGTAAAGCGTTATTAAGATCTTGATTATATTTATTTAATTTAGAGTCATATTCAGATGATTCATCTAATCCAAAAGTTTCTTTAGCTTGTTTATTAACTTCTATAAAACCATTAAAATCTTTATTACCTGTCCATCCACTTGGAAAAGTATAGTCTGTTAATATAATTCTTTTACCTTGATCGCTTATGTTTTGCAAATTACCTGTAGCAGCTATTTTAGCATCTTTATCAGTTAACTTCATCCTAGTTTCAGTAGGTAAATCTTCATAAGTTTTAACTAATATTTCTTTTACTGGATCATAACCAGATAAATCTTTTTGTAATTTATCTCTATACTTTTTATTAGGATCTGAGTCTATTTCAATTGGTGGTTGCTCTAATTGTACAGGCTCGTCATCTTCAACGCTTACTGTTGTAGCTTCAGGATAGTCCTGCATAAACTGCGGTAATAAATCTTCATTAATGTTATTCCACAGTTGACCTGTAGAATCCATCATTGTGTATATTTTTGGCATAATTTAATTTACTTTAAACCTGGTGAAGGGAATCTAGAAGTATCAGATGTAGCTCCTGTTGCTTTTTTAGTTTCATCTTCAGTTGTAGTGGTTTTGCTAGCTACTTCAGCCGCATAATCTTTAGGTGCTTCGTTATTTGGTTGTACTACTCTTTTTTTAACTGGATACTTCTTTTTTAATTGTTGTATGGCAGCATCATTTAAACCTTTACCTATTGCGAATATTTCAACTACGTCTTGAAGATTAGAAGTTTCTTTATAAACATTTGGATTTATATTGCCCTCCTCATCTACTACAAAGTATATTCTATCATTTTTTAGTTTGTCAGCATCTTTAAAATCTGGGTCTTCTTCTAGTATTTCTTCTTTAGTTTTATAATCTTTCAATCCTCCGCTATAGAACTCGTATCTATCAATAACAGCTCGTGGGTTACCTACATAACTGTCAGCTTCTAGAGTCATAGCCTCATAATCATCTCCATAAGTTGCTATTTGCTCTTTAGTTTCTAGTCTTAAAACATTTTCTTTAGAAGTGCCAGATGTTTGAGGTTTAGGAGCTTCATATTTTTTTCTACCTACTATAGTTTCTACACCATCTGCAGCAGCATTATCATCTAAAGATTTATTAGCTAAAAATAAAGCAGCTTCATCTCTCTGTTTTTGAGTCATTGCCTTGATTTGATCAGCAGTTGCATTAGGCGGAAATACCATCCAATCCGTGTCTTTACCCATCATATCAGCCCAAACACTCTTCATACGAGTATCATCATCTAGTATTCCTTTAAACTGATTAGATTTTACCATTGATTGTGCAGCTTTTTGTCTTTGCTCAGGCGTCATATATTTAACTGTAACTTCTTGATCTCCTACTCTTTTAGTTTCAAACATTACTAAATCAGCATTATCTTTACCTCCAGGCTTTACAGTATTATCATAAACGCTTTTTAATGATTCAGATAAATCAGGTACTGTTTCAAAATACTTTATACCACTATTTTCTAGTTGTAATAATTCATTTACATTTACCATAGCTGGTTCTTTGCCATCACCACCTGGTCTAAATAAAACTAACTCTCCGTCATTATCAACTAACTTCACATTACCTCCTTGCTGTAGCTCTAATAATACTTCTTGCTGAGCAGTTGGCACTCTAGAACTAATAGCACCTGGTTGCCCTGGCGGTATTTTTAATGCCTCAGCTAAAGCTTTTGTTTGTGCCATTATAGGTATAACAGCATCTTTAAATTGAGTTACTTGATTATTTAAATATGATAAAGCTCTATTACCCTCCATCTGAGGAACTGTACCATCTTTAATGCCTTGTTTTATTTTAAAATATTTTTCAGTTTGAGCATCAAAAAACTCATTCATGCTTTTGTCAAAATTACCATAGCCAGTTTCTTTTATACCAGCTACTTTATCAAACATAGTTTTTTGCTCTAAATTTTGTTCTGCAAATAATTTCTCTTGTTTAGCTCTTTCTAATTTGTTATTAGCAACTACAGATGCTACCATTTGGTCCATCTCTTGTGCTACACTAGGTCTACTAGATAAATAAGCATCGAACTGCTGGTTAGTTATTAATTGTGGATTTTCATATGAACCACCTCTGCCTCTACTACCGCCGTATTTAACTCCTGAATATCTTTTTGCCATAATTTATATTTTAACCGAATATTTTACCTGCTGTTAAGTCTTGACCAAAGGTTTTACCACCTCTAACCATGCTTGATGGATCAAACATACCGCCTACAGCACCTCCAACAGCACCTAACATGTCTTGATTAGCAGCCACTTTAACATTTCTAGCTTGTTGCTCTAAATACTGTGCTTGATCTTGTTGAGCTTGTAATCTATTTAACTGAGCATTATCTCTAGCTTCTTGTGATTCAAACTTATAAGCTTCGCCTTGAGCTTTTAATTGAGCAACTTGATTAGCGCCTTCAGCTCTTGCTTGGTTATTAGCTTGTTCTTGTTTTTGTATATCAGCAGATATACCACGCTTAGATTCTAAAGCAGCTCTTGCTAAAGCAGTAGCACCACCAGCGCCTCCACCTGTTTGCATTATAGTATCTAAAGTATTAGCTAAAGCAATGTCAGCTTCTTCAGCTTGAAACTTAGAAGCTTGTGTAGCAACTCCTATATTTTCAAATTCATTAGCCATATTTTCATACGGATTAATAACTTCTTGCCTATTTTTTTCTAGCTCTTCTATAGCTAATTTTTTATCATTAGCTATTGTTGCTTGCTGTTCTTGTTGTTCTTTAGCTGCATTTTTCTGCATCTGTGCATTTACTAATTTAGTAGTTGCCGCTACACCTGCTGCTATTGCTAAACTTGTTGTTACTGCCATATTACAATACTTTAGTTAATTCATATGAGGGTTTTGGATCTTTATTCCACCCTAGTTTCTCGTGTGTTTCAATTAGTCCTTTATGTTGCATTACCGCAAATAAATATTTATATTCAAGTGATTTAACAAGATTTTCAGCTCCTGTTATAAGAAGCTCTATAGCTTGTTTTCTGTCAGTTTCTCTATATTTAGGATTAGATACTATCCATTCTAATAAAGCTGTCTTAGAATTAGTTAAATAGATAAATCCAGCCACTATAGGCTTATTATCTTTTTCAACTATTAAACCACCCTTACCATCTTCTGGTAAAAAATCTTTTACTGGAGCTTGCCATTTAGGCCAATTACTCCACCAAGATACTAACGTATCCCAGTCTTTGTCTGTAAGTCTACGTATATTCAATTTAATTTAATTAGACGATGTTACTTGATTAGTGAAGGCTGCGAATATTTGTTTTTGTCCACCTGGATTAGTACTAGCGTCTGTAGATAATTTAACCGTAGCCACATATCCTTTAATACCACTTGTTGGATAACCACCATAAGCATCAGGGCCAAACACAACTTCACCAGCTCTAGTAGAGCTATTACTTTTTAAGTTAGCTACGTACTTACCTTCTTTTAAATGGAAACCAGCTCTAAATATAGGCTCTGTTAATGCTGCAGGATATTCATTTCCTTGGCTATCGTAAGCACCTTCATAGTAACTATTTACTATTACACTACTATCATTATAATTTACATATGATGGATTAGCTGTATTAGGATTAACATAGTTGCTAGGCACCTCTTGTAATCCTTGTAAGTCAGATATAAAACTTTCAGCTTGCCAACCATTGCTACCTTCATAACCTACCGTTAAGAAGTTTTTGCTAATATTAGGCGCTGGATTAAAAACAAATGTTATTGAAGACTTAGAAGTGACACCATAAAATGTATTTCTATTATTGCTACTACCTTCAAAATAATGCTGATATATTTCACCTGAGTTAGTTGAGAAAAAAGTATTTTTCAAGCTAAACATTTCACCAGGTCTATAAGTATAAAAAGTTGGCCAACCTAAAACACTTTCATCAAAAGATAAAGTATGATAATCACTTTGAGATTCTTGCTGTAAAGACACAACATAATTTCTATCATATATATCCCAAGCACCTTGTATTTTATCTTTTATATAAGTTCTAAAAGTAATAACAGTTCCGTTTGTTATAGGATTATTAGCATTGTCATTATAGTGACTAGTTAAATAAACATAGTCAGCTTCCACAGCTGTAACGTATGTTGGGTATTCAATTCCAGCTACTATTAAAGCAGCGCCTGTAGGTACATCACTAGACGATGTGGTTAATCTAACCCATTTAGGATCAGGTAAACCACCACTTGGCGTAGAAAACTGCCCATTAGAAGTTTTAACAAAATCAACAGGCTGCTGTATCTCACTTATATTTTTTAATTGATCTCTAAAAAAGTTAGACATACCATACTCAGATATTTCTGTCATACCATCATATGATAATCTCATTATAGAACCTCTATCTTTATCTGCAAAATATTTTCTAAATCCATATACAGCAAATGACTCTGGGTTTTTACTAATACCAAATTCACCTTTATATGGAGTTAATTGACCTATAACAACACCTTGAGGCAATGTCTGTGTACCACCTTCAGAAGTATATAAAGTATCTTTATCAATTAAAGCTCTATTTACTTTATCTTCTTGAAACACTATTAAGTTAGTATCTTCTGCATAAAGTTTTTGAACACTACCTTGATGAGGATCAACAGCTCTAGTTATCGCTTCACCTACAGAAAATACATTAGTGTCGTTTAATCCAGTTCTAGAATTATAAACACCTGAGTATATCAAAGCATTTGGCCTATACTCTTGAGAGTTATTATCTTCTTTTAAGTAAGCTTTCGCACCATAATCAGTAGAAACATCGTTAAATCCACCTTGATACCTTGATTCTTCTATAAACCAGTTTTCTACTTCATCATAGTTACTATTTTGACTATCGCCTGCGCCAGATGGAAACGTTGGAAAGTCTGTTGGATTCCATGGCAGCCCTGGAAAATTAGAACCATAACCTCCTCTATTTGGATCAGGCTGGCCTGCTGTTGGATTAGGCAAGCTACCTACATATATAGTTTTCTTTAACCAAAAAGAGTTGTAATATTTAACATTTAATCTATACCCCATTATTATTGTATTTGAAAATATGCAGAATAAAATGTTTTAATACCTATAGGATTAGCATCAACAGCATAAACTTTTAATAAATATATACCCACGCCTGGTGCTCCTGTATCGTCATTTCTACTACCGTAATATTGCAAGTCATTCAAACTTGAAGTAACTTTTATAGTAGTTATTGGTGTTACTGTAGATAATTGAAACAAAACTCTAGAAGCTACAGAGCCATCTTGAACTAAAACTGTTTCCTCTGTGTTAACGTTTCCTACAGTACTTCCACTACCATTAACTATATCAGTGAACATATTAAAACTACCTAGTGATGATCCAGGTTGAGGATTACTAGCTGAAGGATTAAAAGTAAATATAGGAAATGGATTGTCAATAGCTCCTTGTTGTCCTGATGGAAAGCCGCTTTCACCTGGATATAAATATGCTTTTGTACCAACACCATTTGTAGGTATGGTAAAAGTAGGAGCAACATTGCTCAGTAGCATTTCATGATTAGAAACATTTATAGCACCACTTGAATTAGTTGATGTTATTTTAAAATTAAAAGTTCTAAAATTAGCATCAGAACCATAATAAATACTAGCATCAGTAGGATTATATCTAATTCTATAAGAAGGAGCGGCTGGGCTTTCTTCTAGTTCAAATATGTTTACAACAGAGTTATTACCGTTAGTTACTTCCATGGTAGCTGTAGCACCCGCTATAGCACTACCAGTATCGTCAATTATATCAAATGTATTTGAAACCCAAGCACTTACACCTGGAGTTAAAGATTCTAACATGTTAAAGTTAGGTTCACTTATACCTACAGGTAGTCCAGCTGTACCACTTTCTATTTCGCTATTTAAATCAGATATAAGTCCAGCAGAACTACTTTCCCAAAATATATCTATTTTAGACACTACAGGATCTGTTTCAAAAACATTTAAATTTTTAGAAAAACTAGGTGGTAATTGAGTATTGCCTTGTTGTATTCCTTCTTGAGTTGCTGGTGCAAAACCTACTAAAAAATTAGTAGCTAATTGAGCAACAAATGGGTTATGTGAACCTTCTAAATATAATGGATCTATGTAGTTTGTTCCATCGTGAGGATATGAAGAACCACTTGGAGCTTTATTTCTATCACCAACCCAAGCGCCTAAGTCATTAAAAGACATTATTGAACTTACAGTGAATTCATTAAGTTCTCTTATTTGAGAAGATTCAGAACTTGATAAAGCTGGTTTGTAAGCTGTAGGATTGTTACTAGCGTTTACTATATATCTAGTAGCTACTCTAGGATAAAGTAAAGTTTCACTACCATATATTTCTTCAGTTGGACCAACATCAGCTAGTTCTTTTGGAACTTTGTTTATATTATCTCCGTATAATACTATATTTGTAGTGGTATTAGCTCTTGGGTATGTTGGAAAATTAGTTTGTGTTCCAGCTTCACCTTTAAAAGTTATTTTTCCAGAACATGCACCAGGCACGTATACATTATAATACTCTTGTTCTTTTTGTTGTACAACTACTTTATAACTATAATACCCTAAAGGGTTATTTATTGAAAAAATACCTGGATAAGTACTTGTTTTATTTACTGGTATTGTGTTGTTAAATAATATATTTAAATTATTACCCGGCCAGTTTAAAGTGCCATTAGTTAAGTTTTCATATGGAGCATATATAGAAGATGATTCACCACCAATAGACACAGAAGAATTAGGCTTTCTTAATATAACGTTAGAAGACCTACCATATCTATCAACTAATACTACACCAACTTTATAAGATCTATTTTGCTTTAAAGTGTGGTTAGGATATTCTTTTTGATCAAACACAGTAGCTGTATTATCAGGTTTATCCGTTACACTTATATCAAATTGTAAGAAGTCAGGTGATTCGTTTTTCTCTATAAAATTACCATATATAACTCTATTACCACTAACAGCTTGAGCTAAAGCTCTTATAGGTACTTTATCATGAACTCTAGTAGCGTCTGCATCTGGTAAAACTTTAAACGGTTTTTCAGATTTATAATCATACTCATAAAACTTATCAGTGCCGTTTACATCATTCACATCTATCTCGTCTACTACTTTGATGGCTAAACCATCAGATTCTTTTAATAAAATTTGTATAGTTTTTACTTTAAAAAACTTTTTAAAAACTGATTTTTGAGCTTGAACTCCAGTTACTAAATTAGGCATTGGCAACCTTAGCTTTATCGATGTAACTTGGTTTTCCATTAATCTATTTATTCCACTTTCAGCTATGTCTTTTTCATCTCTTTTCATTTGGTTAGGCCCACTAGCTTGGTATGGACTGTCTAGTATATAACCAAATTGTTTAGGTATAAAAGCGTGTTGAGTAAATGGCGCCATCAAAGAGTATTCACCATCGTCATATTTAAACCTATAGCTAAATCTTACAAATTTATTTCTTAAATATTCTTTATCACCTGAATAAGAAGCATCATACAAAGGGTTTTGTCTTTCAAACTGTAACACATCACCGGCGGCAAACGGATATCTTTTGGGATTATTGCTATTGTCATACCCAGAAAAACTTTTTGCAGCCTCTATAGCTGCAGCATAAGATTGAGCAGCTGTATTATTAGAATTAATAGGGTATTTATAAGTAAAAGTAGCAGGTGAATTACTAGTAAAATTTGTCATTAAGAAATAACCTAATTCAGGAAAATTTAAATTTTTAAATCTAACAGTGTTATTTAAAGAAGAAGCTAGCTGAGGTATATTAGCACTACATATAATTTGACCAGGTGTTCCAGCTGAACTAAATATACCTGTAGAATTAGCAGGTAAATACTCGCTTGTTTCATCTATTAAACCAGATACCCAAGCTCCACCTACTTTATGTATAAAGTTTATAGGCTCTACAGGAGCAAATTTAGCTACAGATATATGATCTTCAGTTGTATAATAAGGCTCTGGACTAGTAGCAGAAGCTCCTATTGCTGTTTGTACATTTATTTTTCTTGGTTGATTTCTATTATCAGTAAAAAATAACAAATCTTCTATCATATCTATACCAAGCATAGGGTGCGTTTTAGAAAAATTTAAAAACACTCCTTCAACTAGTTTATCAAATTTAGGCACATTGCCGTTAGAAGATGTAGGTCCTTCTATATATGCTATAACACAAACAGCACTTTTTGTAAATCTTCCTGATACTGTATCTACATTACCAACTGCTCTAGCATCTAATTGAGTTGGCGAACCGTCAGAATGATTAGTGGCAAATATAAATATTCTATCTCTATCAGTATCGACATATGCACCTATTATTTCTACGTCTGCACCAAAGTTAAAATTAGAATATAGATTATTACCTATAATATTTTCAACAACACCTTCATCAGGACCTTCACTTTTATTAACAGATATATTTCTGCCATCTCTGTATTCACCAGGAGGTAAAAGTCTTTCATCTAAGTCTTTATTCATTTTAGACTTGACAAATACATTTCTTACTTCTGCCATCTTAATGCTTTATCCATTTTGATTTGCCTCTCATGTTTTGTATCATTTCACCTAGCTTCATATTACTTAAACGTATTTTAGCATTTCTAAGTTGAGCTGATCTATCTCTTTTAAACCTTTGAACTACATATTCTGGCACTCCAGCTCTACCAGCTAATATAGAATAAGCTATATGCATATACATAGCTTCTTCAGCCATTTTAGGTAATTTAGTATCAAGATCTGAAGATAAACCATCTGATATATATTCTAATATTATAAGTCTATCCTTTAAGTCGCTAGAAAAAGATATTATATTTTTTCTTTTATCTATGTTAAACCAACCATTGCTTTGAGAAGTTACTGGATCTAAGCCATATCTTCTTCCATAAGACTCTTTTCTCCAACTCCAGTTATAAACGTTAGCATTATAGTAATATTCTTGATAAGCGCCATTTATTAACCTGTCGTTAGCATCTTTCCATCTAGTTCTAGTTATAGATTGATCAGCTTCAGTATTTGATCCATATTGATCTTGAATAAATGTACCGTCACCATTTTGTAAAGGTACAGACGTTGGGTCAGTAGTTAAATTATTAGCTGGATATATAGGGTGCAATACGCCTAGTTCGTCTACAAAAGACATCCTAACATAATTAACATAGTCTTGAGGTATTATTATAGACATACTTGGAGGCAAGTCTAGCTCCATAGCTTTTATACTATTTAAAGTATCATAACTAAATTCTTGTAAACCTCTTTTAGCGTGAAATATAACATCAGTTCTTTTAACCAATGGTATTAATTTACCAACACCAGTGTAAGCTATTAAAAAGTTATTTACTATATCATTAAGTTTTATATATTCATAACTTCCATAGTTATTCCAAAGAGCTGTAGCTTTTAAACCTATTCTAACTAGTGTATCGGCAGTAGCTGGAACAGCTGGATTAACAGTTATAGTTTGAGTATTATAAGGTGGTGTTACTGTATTATTATTAACGACAGATACTATAGTACCTGTATAATCATTAAATGTATTTCCACCATCCGTACTTACTTTTAAATCAAAATTAGCCGGTGCTGTAGTTGATTCTGTTTGTAATTTAACTTCAAATGTAGATGTAAACACACTTTGAGGTGTAGTTGTTACAGCTACTATTTTTTCACCAGCGTAGTACTCTTCGTTAGTTTGATTAATTAAACTCATCTATTATTGTTTTTGATTTACTCTATCAGCTTGTAATTGTCCTGATGCAGCTTGCACTATTTGAGGATCTCTTATAACTATACCAGCATATAGTAATATAGATAATACTACTTCTGTAAATTCAGAGTTATGTAATTCAAAGTCAACAGTAGGTGGAGTACTTGAGTTGTATATAAATTGACCTAAGTTACCTACCGTATAAGCCCAGTTGACATCTTCTGGAACTTTAATATGTTGAACAGCTACATTTGCAGTACCTGCGTTTGCTTTTGTATTTATAATATCTGGATATACTTTTAATTTATTTTCTTCTAATAAGTATATTGGAAATTGTTCGCTTGGAGTTACTAGTGGAGATAATCTTAAATTGTAAAACTCTCCTCTATCTACTCTTTGCATTTCAACTGGTAGTCTGTTATTTTCTTCATATGTAACAGATCCTATTATGTGAGTACCAGTTGGTAGTGTAAAGTTATTGTCACCAGACACATAAGCTGCATTGCCATCACGTTTAAATATATTCATTTTTTCGTTTAGGTTCATTAGCCTATTGCCATAGTCTATATCACTTTGAGGCGATCTAGCGTATTGATTTAAGTCTTCAAAATATTTTTCAAATATTTCTCTTTGCACTTGCGTACCTATTTTATTAAATTCCTCAGGCGTCATATAACCTCTTTGCTCTTTATTTAAAATAAGTAATACAGTTTGATATACTTTATTTACGCTTATTGCCATTTTAATATTTTTAAAAAAAAGGGTGGCGTGAACCACCCTAAATTATAATCACTTGTTATTTAAGTTTTTTCTCTATTGATCTATAAACTTCTATACCTTCATCAGTTTTAAACCAAGCAGCCATAGCTGAATATGGATTTTCGTCAAAAGGTACTGTCATTAATTTTCTTTGGTTACTACCCCACAAGAAAGTTCTTTGATCTTGTGATAAAGTTAATAAACCTACTTCAGTAGCGTTTATTGCAAAGTTTCTTAATACAACATTCTCATCATTAGCTAAATCTAAAAATAAAGAAGGGTTTTTCTTAGCGAACATTAAACCATCTCTTTTCAGTTCTTTTGAGCTAAGATCATTTACTGATGATCCTTGTTCTACTCTTAATATAGCTTCTAGATGATCTATGTCCATACTCATAGCAGTTGTCATTGCTTCTAACTCTATTTCTAAATTTTCATATTCATCTTCAGCTTGTACAACTGGATCAAACTCTTTAAACAATATATTGTTGTGAGGATGTTTACTTAAAAACTCTTGTAAGTTTCTTTTTTCTTTAGGAACATGTAAGTGGCCTTTATCAAATACAACATGTTTTAATGTTGATTCTCCTTTTTGTTCGTCTACAAAAACAGATTTTTGATTTGTAGCATATCTTAACTCTCTTTCATAACCTTTTTCTGGATCAAACCATACTAAAGGATAACGACTAGAATGTCTACTAGGTATAGTGTGAGTTAAAGGCGTTTTGTTTCCTATTAGATAATAATTTCTATCTTTATATTCCCAGGTATCAACTGGCTTTTTTTCTACAGGCGCAGCTTTTTTAACTGTAGCCTTTTTTGATTTTGTTTCTTCCATAATATAATATAATATAATAATTAATAAAGACCCCGCCGAAGCGGGATCTTTTATTTTAAACAGCTATTAAGCTCCTTTGAATAATACAAAGTTGTTAGCAGCTTGAGTTACTAAGCATCTTTCAGATAAGAAGTTAACTCTCATTGTATCTAAATCAGAAGTATAAGCACCTCCAACAGATCCAGTGATCCAAGTTTTGTATCTTCTATCTTCTGTTTCAGAAGCTCTATATCTTACGTGTAAGAAAGGACGTCTAATGTTAATACCTAACATTTGATCGTATACTGTAGTAGTTCCAGCTGGTACCATTACACCATCAATCTCTTTAGATAATCCTCTAGTAGTAGCATCATTTAAGTATTTCCAGTCAGTTTTGTAGAAGTCATAAGAACCTCTTCTAAATCCTGAAAAACCAAAATTTAATGCCATATCTTCTTCATTGTCAAATAGACCGTAAGAAGCGCCAGTAGCATAACCGCCATTGACAGCAGCAATCATATCATCAAAATCAAGAGCAGTTTGTCTTGATAAGAATAACATGTTTTCTTCAATAGCACCTTGCTTGTCTAGTTGTTGAAGTATAGTGTCGAAATCAGCTAAAGCACCAGAACCACCAGAAGTAGGAGCAGAAAATCCAGAGTATACATTACCTCTAGCTTCTACAGCAGCAAATAGACCTTCAGATCCTTTAATAGCTTGTGAACTTCCAGGAGTAAACTGAGCAGCGCCAGTTGGGAAGTTAGCAGCATTAGCATTTTTCTCAGACTCAACCATACTCATTTCTAAGTAATCATCAAATCTTAGTCTTGTTTCAGACTCAGCTTTTAAATACCACATATATCCTGAAGTACCTTCTTCTGTAGCCACTTCTATCCAACCTATTTGAGCAGCATCAGATCCAGCTATTTCAAAATTATCTTTTAAAATAATTGGGCTGTTTTCATAAGTTGTAGGTACAGGAGTAAGAGCTTGCTTCATTCCGTCACTTCCTTTTGGAAATTCAGAACCATATACAAACAAGTTACAAGCTTCTGATCCTAACAACCCTGCGGCTAAAGCAGAACCTTCATAAGCGTGACATTCTAAAGTGTAACCATCAGTAGTAGAGTTAGCAGTATTGCTAAGTACTAAAGCTTTTAAAGTTACTAAACCAGTAGAATTGTCAGAGATTAAAATAGTATTACCAACTCTAATACCAGATGAAGCTGGGTTACCAGTGCTAGTAATAACAACTCTAAACTTAGGGAAAGTACCTACTTGTGATACAGTTACTTTGTCATAAGCAATGTGTAATCTATTTTGTTCAGTCCAAATTACTTGGTCTGATGTCATTGGCATTTCAGCGCCAACCATTCTCAAGAAACCACCTAAAGTTCGGTTTCCGTATCTTTCTACTTCTTGCTCATAAAGCTCAGGTAGATATTGTTGTGTCCAAGTTGAAAAGCTAGAGTCATGAAAATCAATATAATTATCTTGAACTACCTGCTTTTTCGGCATTGGCTTTAATGAGGGAGGAAATGCTCCCCCAGATAAATTTGAAATAGGCATGTTGTTGTTTTTATTTATTTATTTTTATTTTGCGTTGTATTTTTAACTTAGAACTATCAACACCAGATATTGCTTTTACTTTTAATCCCCCAAGCATTATATCTCCTCCAGCAGGCGTCTGCGAAGTCAAATTAATGTTTTTAGATTTTGCGTTTATATCTCTAACAGCATCGGCCTTGCCTTGCTCATAGAAATGATTAGCAATAGTATCAGCATTTTCTGCTGCATAAATAGCTTTATGATAACCAACATGATCTTTTACACTTCCATCTTCGTTTAAGAACTTCTTAACAAAATGAGAGAGGTTCGATTGGCTTTTAGCAACTTCTTGAGGATTAGCAACTCCGTATCTAAAACGTTTTTCTCCAACATTAAATTCAAAACCTTTGAAATCGTTAGAGAACATTTTATTAGTTCTTTGCTGAAACTCTTGATGTTGTTTATTAGCTATGTCTTGCTCTTTGTTATATCTATTGAAAAAGTCCATTGCTTTCTGTTGCTCTTGAGTTACGCCGGGTCTCAACTTGATTTCGTCGTAGTATTTACTCTTTGTTTGCTCCAGAAAATTACGAGCTTTAGCAATTTCTTCTTTATAAGCGAGTTTCTTTTTCTTTATACCTCGCTCATCATCCACATCTTCATCCCAAGAAAAGTTATCTTCTAATATGAAGTCAACTTCTTCTCTGTCTAAATGTGGTTTAGTTTGTTTATAATATTCTCTTAGTAAAACATCTTCATTTATATTAGAATAATCAGCATTAAGTCTAACATAATCTTCTACACTACCACCTGTTTCTTCCATAAAAGAAACTAGTTTTTCGATGTTTTCAGGTAATGGCTTACCCATTACTTTTTCATCTCTTACTGCTTCTTTTAGTTCTTGTGTTACTTCTTTAGTCTCTTCTTTTACTTCTTCTTCTGTTATTTCAGATATAGGTGATACTATTTCTTGTTTAACTTCTTCGGTAGGTTTTTCTTCTTCGTGTGCTTTTCCCACTTCTTGCAATCCCACGACTTGTTCTTCTTTCTTCTCATCAGACTGTAACACAACTTTCGTTGTTTCTGGCTCTTGAACGGCATCTTCTTCTTTTTTAGTTAAGTCTAGTTTTACTACTTCAGGCGTTTTTTCACCTATTTTTCTAGGTCTACCTGGTTTCTTTTTTACTTTTAAACCTTCCTTTTTTTCGTCTACAGGTAGGTCTACTTTTTCTTTTTTTGACATAATATAATATAATAGTTAATAAAAAATTATTGTGGAGCAAATTGCTCTAGTCCAAATCCACTTAAGTTGTCATTACCAGCGGATTCAAAGTTTGTTGGTAATAAATCATTTTTCTTTTGATCTATCATTTGGCTTTGCTGAGTACCTATAATCTTAGCTCTTTTATCTTTACGATCTTCAATAAAAGTTTCTTTTTGCCTTTCAGCTTCACCTTTAGCTTTAGTTAACTGTATATTAAAGTCAAACTCAATTTGCATGAGTTGTCTTTTAATTTCAGCTTCTCTTTCCATACGTTGTATTTCAAACTGAGATTTACCTTGCTCAATTTGTAGAGTAGTTTGCGCTAATGCTTCTTGTTTTTGTACTTCTGCCATAGCAGTTCTTTCTGCTGTCTCTGCTTGAGCAGCTGCCTGAGCTTGTATGTTAGCTTGTTGAGCTTGTTGGTCTTGCTGTTGTTTCTGTTTTCTTCTTTGTTTTAATAATTGATTAGCAAGTTTTAAATTATTAACCTGTCTAATATCAATAGCATCTTCTAAGAATATTTGACCACTTTGTAAAGCTACTTGAATATTTTGTTCTAACTGAGCTTTTTCTTCTTCATCAGGTACTAGTTCTAAAAATACTCCAAAGTCATATAGATGCAAACTAAATATATCCTCGAGCGTGCCTACGTTATAAGCGCTAATGCTAGAACGTAAAGCTTCTCTAGTTAAATCAAATTCTAAACAGTCAGCTACTCTTAATGCTATATTTTCACAAGTTTTAAGTGTTAAATATAAACTAGCTTGTACTATATGTCTTGTAGCAGTGTTAGAGTTTGCTATAGCTAATTTTTGTAAACCTACTAATGAATCACTAGATGGAGTACTTCCATCTCTAGCTTCATTAAGCCCGGTTACGTCCCTAATCATTTTTAAGTAATATTCATAAGTCTGTATAAGACCTTGAATTTTACCCATACCATTTGATGTAGAAAGCTCTTGTATTGGAACTTTACCTGGATTAGCACCACCATCTTGAGTCATAGATCTACCTATAATACTACCAGTTTGGAAGTACATATTTAAAGCTTCTTGAGGATTATAGTTAGTTCCATTTCCAAGATCTACTTCTGCTAAACCGTCTGCATCTAAGAAAACACCATCAGGTACTATTCTAGACATTACCTGTTGTAACTTTAAATGAGTAAGCTGTATCATATCAGCAAAACCAGTAACTCTACTAACTAAACTTTCAATACGACCTTTATACATGCGAGGTGCACATATATTATAATTCATATTTACTTTAACTAAATTAGAAGATGGTCTTGTCATGTTTTCAGCCATTTTCCACTCTAATAAAGTTTCATGTCCTAATATTTTAGCCCCTGAATATAATACTTCTATAGCTCTTGATACTCTATCAAACTTGTCATTAACTGGAGGATTAAAAGTATCTGGCTTTTCTAATGCTTTTTCAAGTCCTGTAGCTGTTTGTTTTATTTTAAAAACTTGATCACTATAAGTTTTGTATTCAAAGTAAAGAACATAAACACTGTTATTATCATCTCTACCTTGCCAGTCAAACATATAGTTGCTATTTCCTGGATACTTCTGTATACGCTCTAGTTCTTCTGGTGTTAAGTTTGGAAATTGTCTTTTTAAATCTGCTAGACTAATCCTTTTTACTTCACCTACATACCATATGTCTTCAAAGTTAGGATCTTCAGTATATGAATAAACTAATCTAGCTGGATCAACATATTCAACTGTTATGCCTTCTGCTTTATTAAAACTAGTTTTGGTAGCTGCAATACCTAATACTACTAGATCTTGATTTATTCTACGTCTAGTTAGTTCATATCTGTTTCTATCTAAAGTATTATTTATTAATTCTTCTTCAGCTATTTCTACAGACTGTTTATAGTCTAACTGCATGTGAAGCTCTAACTCCTCTTGATTTTGAGGCATGTCTTCTGGATTTTCAGTAGAATATAAATTTAATCCTAGAGTTTCTTGTACGTTATTTAAATATTCTTGAGTTTCAATATCTCTTAATATTCTATTAGCATATTCTGTTCTAGACTGCAAAGATTGAGGATCTTGTGCGTAAGCTTTTATTTCATAAAGCTTTTCAGACATTCCATTAACAACAATATCTACAAACTTAGGTATAACAGGAACTGGCTTCCAGTCTAAATTAAGATAAGATAAATCACCATTAATAGCTAGTTCATCTTTATATTTTTGAACTGCTTGTTCACCTCTAGCATATAGCCTTAAGTTTCTAAAATTATTAAGGTTAGTAGAGTATCTATTACCCATGCCAGTTCTAGTTCCGCTAAACCACTCTCCCTCTATGGCTTTGCCAACTTGCATACCATAATCATAGCTTGACTTTACTTCATCAGGAACAACTTGATCTGGAAAAATACTATTACTATCAGTTACAACCATTTATTTAATTATTTGTGAAAAAATTCCTTCGTTATTATATCTTTTAATACCTAAATTAATATTTTTTTTAGCTCTTTCAGCGACCGGCTTATATAGGTTTTTATTACAAGCCATAATAGCTAAACCAGAGCTAATTGAAGCATCGTGCTTTGTTCTATTGTTAATGTTAAACTTAGCCCAGTCTTCTAATGTTTTTTGAAAATACATATCACCATATCCTTCTTCGTTTCTACCTACGTGGTTTTCTATATAACTTTCAATAGCAGCAGCATGTGCTTGTTTTATATCTTCACTTGAATTAGGTATTCCACCTATTTCTTTTTCTGCTGGAGATAATTTATTCCATATTTTGTCAGGCCTATTCATACTAAAACCTCTATAACCTCTACGTTTTAAATAATACAACAATCTTGGTTTATTATTTTCTGCAAGTATTGGCATACCATAAAACACTAATGACATTAATATATCTTCAAAAAATATTTCAGCCGTTTGCGGTCTTGATATATATTCTAAAAAGAAATGATTAGGAGGTACATCTTCCATAGAAAACTTTGTTAATCCGTGTAAAGACCCATTAGAGCCTTTACCATCAACAGTACCGCTAATGTCGTAACTGTCACAGCCAAAAGCTCCAACGTGTTCATTACCAGGACATCTTGTTCCATTCTTTAATATCACTCTATTTTGAAGATTTTTAGGTGGTATCCAAGAAATTAAAAATCTTCCATTATTATTTGGTACAAATATAACTGATGTATCTTTAATACCATTTTGCCACTGAAAATTACCTTTTGTTACAGTGGTATTATTATTCATTTCTTCGTTATAGTCTATTTGCTCGTATATTTTAGTTAAGTTAAATAAACTATCTTTTGTTTCGTCTCTAAAAGCATGTTGTTCTGTTCTTGGAAATTGCCTATAGTATTCATTTAAACTATCACTATCTCCTTTTAATCCTTCAACTTCGTTTTCCCAGTGTTCAATAACTCCTGTTGTAATTTCATAACCGTCAACTCCTTTGATTGGAGCTTCGCCTCTAACGAAGACAGGTAGTCCATGAGTATCGATGAATCCCTCATAGTTCCATTCCATAGGAATGAACAAGCTATAGAGCCCAGAAGCTGTTTGTCCGTTTCTATTTCTTTTAGTAACGTCTGAAGCGTAGTATAATTTTTTAAAGTTGTCTCCACCTTTGTCTAACGCGTTTGATGTTGAGCCCATCATACATTTACCTACAATTCTAGATCCTAGACGTAATGTAGTTTTTGTAACCCTCCAGTTGTTTAATATGTTATCAGGTCTTTCCCATTTACCACTTTCATCATGAGCTAATAGTTTTAACTTTTCACCATCATAAGAGTTGTCACCTGTATTTTTCCAGTCAATAGTTGTATCAAGTCCGTCTAATTCTCTAAGTTGTTCATTAGTCTCCAACTTTCTTCTAGTAAGTTTGGATGCCGGAACCCTATATGCCAACTCAGTTTTTGGCCGATCCATACCGTCTTGAATTGGTTTGAAGAAAAACGGATAATTAACGGATATTGGGACAACTTTATCTGTAAACATTTTTTTGGCATCAGCTCCAGATTTGGAAAGTATGCCGAATCTAGCATCGGAAGATATTGTAGCTTGGTTGACAAGTTCCGCGCTTGACATAAAAGAGAATCCAGATCGTCTGTTTTTAAGGTAGCACATTCCGTAACATCTTGTATCTGCTTTACATGCTTCCCAAAATATAAAGAAGAGTCTGTTTGAATCTCTATAGTCTGGTGCTCCAACATCGATTTTTGACCATTGCAAGTACATGTAATGAGTACCAGTAATATATACAGGACTGCCGTTATTGTAGAAACTAAAACCTTCCTCTCTACGCTTAAATTCCTCATCGATGTAATCATACCATTTTTCTTTAAATTCAGCTGGATATTCTTCCCAGTCAAATCTACTTTTAATTTTTTTTAATTCTTTCGGATATTCTTGCTTTTCCCAATACTGTTCCGCTTTTTCTTTACTTCGTTTAAACGGTTCATCTGTTGCTGGTAAAGCAATCCTGAGATTTTGTATTTCAATGATTTGTCCAATTTTACCTGTTTTACTTATTACTATAAAATCATAATCAGAATTATAACCATAATCCCATTTTTTAAATCTATTGTTTTTAGCTAATATCTTAGGATTTACAACGTCCTTAATTTCTTTCCAAAGGGTTTGTTCGTAACTCACTTACTTCTCCCTTCTGCAAAACCTTTAAAAGTTTTTTGTTCTTTTACTTCTTTAGGTTTTTCATTTAGCATATCTTCTTCTTGTTGAATACGTTGTAGTATTTCAAAAGCATCAAATATAGCTAGCTTTTTCGTAGCGGCAGCATTTTTAAGTCTGTCAGCGCTTACATCATCGTCTGAGTCAACAATCTTTTCTTTTGCTACCTTAATAAGTTCCTCAACTGCTTTTTGCCCAGCTTGGATTATTTTCTTCTTCGTTTCCTTGGTATTCATGAGTTAAAGCTATATTATTAGATTTCATACAATAAAGTCGTTCACCTTCTATAATAAACTCAAACTCAGAGTTAGGTGTAAACGTAATAAGTGTCCCAGGTGTTATTTTAAGAGCTTCTAAGGACTTGTTAGAATATTTTACTATTCCAACATTAGGTTGTTCTTTTCTGTTCTCTAAAACACTTTGGTTTTTGAGCGGTTTTACAAAGCAATAATCTAAATGTGTTTTTAAGTTATACATATAGATTTGCTCAGGAGCAACAAAATAAAGATCATCTTTAAAATAAGTTGAACTATTTCGTTCATTTCCTTTTTGATCATACCATCTTCTAAATATATTATGATGAATATATAATTCATCTCCTATATTTATTTTAGTATTATAAGCTGCAGGAGTTGAAACTACTACAGCTTTTTTACTAACAAATCTATGATCTTCAATGCTAGTGTTGATAATAAGGTTATTACCATCAACTTGTCGTATATTGTCATACCTTTCATTTATTGGTTTAACAATAAAATAGTATAAGCTTTTCACTAGTACTTAAGATCATACTCAACTGATATAGCCATATTAGCATTAAACTTTTTCCAAGGTAAAACTTCATCATTTTTACTTATATAAATATTATATGATTGGTCTTTATCTTCAAAAAGAATATCACTAATAGTGTGTCCGCCATATACTTCTTGACCAGTTGAATAATGCATCGCATCATTCTTGTAATCAGAGCCTATACTAATCTTTCTTATCTTCGACATCGATCTTAGTATAAGTTCCATCTTCAAGACTAATGTTTATAGCGCCATATTCAGCTTCTAAAATTTCCTTATAGTCTTCAATATCTTTATTAACACCAGCTATATCATGCAATAAACCATGCTTCTGACTTTCTAATAAGCCGATGTTGTGAACTAATTCGTTAAGCTGCTTTTGCTGCTCTTGAATTAATTTTAATTCTTCTTCTTTAATTTTCATTTGATTTAATTTAATTGTATTTTGTTTTATTCTTCGCCTTGCTCTTCTTCTTCAGGCTGATTTGGATCAATACCGTGTGAAGCTAATTCAGCTATCCACTCTGCCTCATCTATTGTTTCGTCTATGAACCATTTAGATAAAAGCTTTTGATGAGGATCTACAAATCCATAACCTCTAACGTCTTGTTCTGATGAATTACCATAAGCTATCCAATATGTTCTTACAATAGGGTTATCTATAGGAATATTACCAGTCATATCAATTTTTTACTTATTATTCACCTGTATCAACATTAGGATCAGTCCAAGCTGGAGTAGCTAATAATGCTAAAGCTTCTTCGTGATTTAAAGTTTGCAAAGGCACTACAGAGCCATTTGTTATAAAACTAGGAGTCACTTGATAAGCAATCATAGCTTCTGTATTTGCTAAATTTCTTCTCATAGTTTGAGAGCTAGTTGTGTTAACTTGGCTAAAATCTATTAACCTAGTTTGTGTTTCTATATTTATTACTATATATGTTGTCATTTTATTTTTAATTAACTAGGTGTATCTGTTGATCTACCTGAATTTGCTGGATTAGTTACGCCATCAGCATAATCAGCCATATTAATACTATATGCATTTTTATCACTATTTTTCATATCACCTTTTAAATCATCTAACCCTACGTTTTGCCCAGTTCCACTAGTGTCTGAGCCCGGTGCATTACCATGAATATCGCTTTGTACTAAATTAACTCCAGTGCCATCTCTTCCGCTAATAGTGTCTCTTGCTACTAAAACAGACCCATTAAAGTATGTACTATTTTCATCTAGTGGCCACCAATGATCTGGCGTGATTCTAAAATTATTTAAATCTTGAGTTATTCCATTATTATAAAGATTTATAGCATCATCATCTGATATTTCTGATTCCCAGACGGCACAATTAGAAATATGTCCTTCAAGTTCCCAAGAATTACTACCTGAAAGACCACCTATACTTGGCTCAACAGCGGAAGTGCTTTTTACACCAGTAGAAACCGCAGTTACTGGAGTTTGAGCTTGTTGGCCATCAACATATATTCTAAGTCCACCAGCATTTGTAGTACCATCAAAAGTTCCAACTACATGTTGCCAAAGTCCATTATTAGGTGTTATTCCTGTTGTAGAAATACTAGAAACAGTGCCATCTGTATGCCACACAGCAAAAGCAAATACAAGATAAGGCCCTCCTCGCCAATTTAAAGCCCAATTTCTATTTGAACTACTAGTAGTGTCTTGACATATAATTTCTTGTATATGGGGAGATGCTCCACCTGTATTTGTTGTTGGTATTTTAACCCAAGCTGAAACAGTTATTGCACTTGTTATTCCAAGAGATGTTGTTCCTACTTCATACCTATTAGCTGTTCCTAAAAAACTAGTACTATAGCTACTATAAGGAACTTTTCTAGTTAAATTACTTTGAACTATATTTGTTGTGTTCATACCTGAACTTTCGCCATCTCTTGCGGAAACACTAAAATCTGTAAGTTCGTTACCACTCATATAATAACCAGCTATAGCATTTTGCACATCGCCATTTATAATAACAGGTCTTAAATTAATAGCTGCATCATAGTCATAAGGCCCTGTTGCATTGTTGTTATTTGAACTAGAGTCAGTGATAGAAAGAGCAGTAGATTTAGGACCTGTAGTTCCAAAAGTAGTATCTGTACTATCTAATTTATACCATATGCTAGGATTTAAAGACGATATATCGCCAGGTGTTCCACGGTTAAATATCGTATCTATTACAGAATCACTAGGTGTAACGTTTTCAAATAAAGCCCAGTTGCTCCATTGTGTGCCTGTGCCAGTAAGACCACCATTTCTATTCATGCCTTCTATTTCTGTAAAAGCATCCCAAGTAGTTGATCCTACGATAGATGGTTTACCTAATTCAACGCCGTCTAGCCACATGTTAATACCATTCGCATCGTAGGTTGGCGATCCATTTGGTATATATATAATTAGATTATGCCAATTGTAATCTCCTAAATTAGTATTATTTCTAGAAAAATAGTTACTTGCATTTGGACTATAAAAGTATATATAACTATTACCTTGCATCTTAAGTTTACCAGCGTTTGCATTTCCACTTCCATCATTGTTAAACGTCCAAGTATAAATATTATTACCAGTTGTTTTATACCAAAAACTAAGTAGCAAACTTCCACTTATACTTTTGTTAGTTACTTCCCAGCCTTCATAATCTCCATCTTGTTGTTGTCCACTAAATCCTAATGACTCTGTTGGAGGCGTAGTTGTTATTGCATAATTTTTACTATTCCACTTATTTACAAGAACATTATTCCAATAAGTGTAATTTGTCCAAGTACTATCTTGGTTTAACTTGTACCAAGCTAAAAGATTTGTTTGAGCTGGTTGAGTTCCTTGTAGTGGATGTCCACCATTATAAAGTGTTTCAACTTGACTAGATGATAAGTCAGTATTCCATATTTGAGCATTGCTAATTCTACCATTTAATGGAGAATGTCTATTAGGGTATACTCCAGCTCCTAAATATATTTTATTACCACCATTGTGAGCAAGACTAGTACTAAAGGTGCTCCACCATCTGTAAGACCCTAAAGATAGAGAGCTACTTACTTCATCTCCGTTTATGTACATTTTTATATTAGTACCATCTCCAACAGCTACTACGTGATACCACTTGCCTGCTTCAAATGGAGTTGTAGATGCAGTAGTCCACCTCATTCTAGTGCTCCAACTCCTCATTTCCATTTGCAAAGCGTTATTGCTTTCAATTTTTAAATTTAAAAATTCTCTAGAAGCAAAACCATTAACATCCATAAAAGATTGAGAACCAGCTACAGAATTTAAATTAATCCAACAAGAATAAGTACCAACATTAGTTGTCATACCTCTTGGCCCAGCATTTGTATTAAAATAGTCAGCTGGAGAATTAGTACTATCAAGAGCGAAGCTTTTAGTATAAGGACTGCTATTATCTTCCATCACCCATTTTGAATTTCCACCTATATTCCAATGAGATTCATATTGATTTAGCTTGTACCAAGCTTTTAGATTAGCTTCTTGTGGTTGCGTACCTGTCATTATTGGTTGGCCGTTGTTGTAAAGAGTTTCAGCATCAGATAATTGTAAGTCTGTATCCCATATTTGAATATTAGACAACTCACCATCCCATCTTCTACCTCCAACACCATCATAACCGTCATAACCACCAATAATAACGTCTTGAGAAGGTAAATTATTTATAGAAGCTGGAACACTTGTAGTATCTTCGCCATCGGCTACTCCATCTATATATAGTTTTACATAATTACTTGGTTCATAAACTCCCAAGACGTGATGCCACTTTCCATCATCATAAACTCCTGAACTTACAGCAATAGCCGTTACTCCATTGATACCAAATCTTATTACACCTGAACTATGCATATATAACTGCCAAGCTCTACTTGTGCTTCCATTATCTTTGGTAGCAATCATTATTGTATCAGAGTTGTTTAACGTTTTAAACCACGCTGAAACACTTAAAGAACTTGTAATATTTAAACCACTGCTATTGCCTAAATTAATTAATGCACCACCTATAGCACCATCAAAATCAAAAACACTATCTGCTCCAACTGAAATGTTAGGATAACCAGCATTTGCATTTGGATTGGAGTTGTCACCTAATGAGTAGTACGCTACAGGTTCTGCACCTGATATAGCCATTGGGTTATTTAGACCATATAGATAGTTTATTTGATCTTGATTTAACGAATAATCAAATATACACACTTGAGATATTTCTCCTAGAAAATAACTTTGATTTAATCTTCTTCCTATATACATAGGTTGATTGCTTTGGTAAGAAGTTGCTGCTGCTACACTTGTTGCTACTTCAGTTCCATCTATATAAAGTTTAATATTACTGCCATCAAACGTGCCAACTGCATGATACCATTGACCAGCGTTTATACCATAACTTACTGTAGATCTTCCTGCTCTCCATCTTATTTCACCACTTAATAAATCAAAGAAGTACTGAGCATAATTTTGTGATGTATGTGCGTTATTTTTACATACTATACCTCTAGCATTACCTACACTGTCCGAGTTAAACCAAACCGATATACTTATAGGTCCAGTTATATTAACATCATCACCAGTGCCACAATTTATTTCATGACTACTACCATCAAAGTATAAACTATAATTACTTAACTTGTCTTTGTTAGTGTTTCTTGGCATTCGCCACATTGGCGCAATATAATTTGTTCCCATAATTAATCTCCCATTCTGTACCAAGCTACTGGAGCGCCTCCTGGTAAGCTTGATAATTTAATTGATTTATTAGTACTATTTGCGTCATATATTAATTTTATTTGAGCTGGAGTAAGCTCCCTACTGAACACAGCTACCTCGTCTATTTTGCCATTTGCATAGTCATTTCCTTGATGACCAATTAAAACTGGTTGTGTTGAGTTTTCCATTGCTACATAACCACCTGAACTATTATCAGTTTCACCTAATCGTGAGCCATTTAAATATAACTTAACACCATCTACACTTGAACTACCATCATAACTACAAGCTAAGTGTATCCATTGTCCTTCATAACTTGTTAAAGTTGATGCAGATTTTTTACCAATATAGTTTTGGTTGCTATTATCATATAAATTCAATCTTAATGTATTATCACCACCTACTGCAAATAACCACTCTTTAGGATTATTTATATTATATTTATTTATTATTCTAAATCTTGTAGCAACATCCATGTTTACCCAAACTGAAATACTAAAAGGACTATCATTTGTGCCATCTCCAAAACTAAAACTATCACTATCTCCACAATCTATGTACGAGCTTGTACCATCAAATTCCATAGAGTAATTATTATCTACTGTTACAAGCATTGACATTTGAACTTCGTTATAACAACCGTCTGCATATGTACATCTAATTACAGGAGTACCCATAAAACCATTAGCCCATGAAACAACTCCAGTATTTTGATCTACAGTTGCACCTGGGTCTGTGCTACTAAATTGACCACCAGCTGGCACTGTAGTAGGTGTTACTGATTGAGTAACCTCTGAGTCAAAAACATATGATGGATAAGCAAATGGTAGAGTAGCATCTGTTGCATTTTCAGTAATGGTCCAGCCATTAGATACAAGTTCTGCCTCTAAAGTTCTAACCACGGAAGGTGCTTCTGTTATTTGACCGTTATAAAAGTTTACATTTAATGCACTGTTATAAGCAGTGGCTCTAAATCTTCTTATTAGATTATCAATTTGACAAGTTGTTAATGGACCTGTTGTAGGTCCAACTAAACCTGCAAACCAATTACCAGTACTAGTTAAAGAACTAAAATCTGCATTAGTTGGAAATTTAACTTCTATAGGTGTTCCAGGGAAATAGAACATGTTTGTTACAGTAGTCAAACCTGAAAAATCTACGTTATTTCCAAATGTTACTTTATCTATGTGTGCACTACTAAACATTTGCGCAGCATTAGAAATTTTAACAGCTGTGTTTGAAAAATCAACATGTGAATCCGCGTCGGATATACGCATGCCAGAAAATGTATTTGGCATCAAAATAGTATTTGTCGAGCTAAACGTAGCTGAAGCTAAATCTGGAACATTAGTAAATCTAGCGTTGCTAAATAATTGACTAGTAGTAGTACAATTTGATAAATCAATATTTGAAATATTTGGTGCTACGCCATTTGAAGAAGAAGATCCTACATTCATAAAAGTTTGATCCATTCTAGTAGGAGTTAAACTTTCTATAAATGTATTACTAAAGTTATCATTATCTGAAAAACTTAAATGATCTGAACCAAAAAATGTCCTAAACATATTAACACCACCAGCGGTGGCTCCCCAAGTATTTAATCCTATTATTTTTGAAATATCCGTATAATAAAAACTATTATCCATGCTGTTTACATTAGACATACCAAAATTAGTAAGGTTTATTTTAGCACCAGTATTTCCTAGTCCACCATTAAAACTTGAGAAACTAGGGAATAGAGTACCTGAATAAGTTGTCCAATTGGACACGTTTAAAACAGCGTCAGTACCTATTATTTTAGCGCCATTAAACATACCTGTTCCAGCCCAACCAGAGCTAGGGAAATTCCACCCTGATAAATCAGATGTGTTTTTAAACCTAACCGAAGTAAACCAATACACAGTGTAAATACCATTTGATGCAGTAGTAGACCAGTCTATATTAGACATTAATAACTCACAACCATCTGTAGTCGCACTTCCTATGTTTGAAAAAGCATTATCAGATCTTGCGGTTAGCTTAATGACCATCCCTGTCATGTCTAGTTTTTGTAAATTAACTAAACCACTAAAAGGAGAACCACCATACCAATTAACGCCAGCTGTTAAATCCCAATTTTTTATATCTGCTTCTAATAATGATGTACAGCCAGCAAACATTTTTACTATATTAGCACCTGCGCTAGCAATAAATTTAGTAGTACTTATGTCTGACAAAGAAGTGCAATCTTTAAAACAATTAGACATAAGACTCCAAGGATTAGCACCCCAAGATAAAACTTTACTTACGTTGGTTTGACCACCTACAACTGCAAATTTATCAGCATAAGTAGTATCAGTTGTCTTATTTATAGAAACAACACCAGCTGTACCATCAGGAGCTGCTATAGAATTACTACCAGCCGTAGTTACCTCAGTACCATTTGGCCATTTTATAGTAAATGTTCCAGTTGCTGCAGGTTGTGCTTTTATTGTTACAGCACCTGTTACTTGAAATTGAAAATCATAGGTACCCGCTGACCAACCTGGTCTACCCGGCCCTGGCTTATTTGACAAATCGGGGATCGGCATCCCCAGTCCCATAAACATACTATCTTAATATAAAGCTATTATTTCTCCTCCACCTGCATCTAATGTAACACTAGAAGCTGTAACGTGCGTGACTAACATTGGTAAAAATGAACCAGCAGTAACTCCTTTAAATAGTACGGTGCTACCACCTTCTAAAGTAACTGTAATGTCCATACCTACTCCAATATATAATGCACATCCTATAGTGTCTGTATTAGCTATTCTATCACCTAACGTGTAGTTGGCAGGTTTTAAATCTAATGCATCATGAGCAAAAACTCTTGGTTGAGCATTTTGATTTCCTGATAATCCTCTTATTGCCATTTTATTTATTTATTTATTTTTGTAATTTTTTCAGCACCTCTTGATCCAAAGTATGCTACGTATACTGTAACCAGCAACGTTTTTAATAAGTTTATCCAAGCATCATCTACGTCAAATTGTAAATGAAATGAATCTACAGCCATCATAAACACTGAAGATGCAGTTAAAAATACTAAAGCTAATGGTCTAGTATTTTTGCTAAGCCATGAATCAGATTTCATATCAGCTCTCCATCTACTTGAAACTTCTTTTAATTCTTGTAAGTCTTGTTCAATAAGCTTCATTGCTTGTTCTTTGTCAACAGCTTTAATCTTAGTATCACTTGCTATAAGATTTTTTACTACACCTAGTGTTCCTTGATTAGGTAACACGTCACCTAATGCAGATAAAACCTTAGGAGCTTTACTAGCTAAAAAAGCGCCTACCTTAGTTTCTTTAAATGTTTTGTTTTTCATTGCACAAATGTATTTCTATCTGAAAAATATTTTTTTAATTGTTTTTTAGTACCTTTAGGAGTAGCTGCATGACCTGAAAAATGCGTAGCTTTTGAGTCGTGATATAGATTATCTCCACCTGTTCTCACTAAACTACTTTTAGCTAATTCATCTCCTTTTTTATTAAAATACTTTCTTCCTTTTTGTACGCCTTTACGATCTTCTACATATATAGGATTTAACTCTTTGTATTCGTTTTTAGGAATCATTAGCTTGTGCTTTGTTATTTTGTTACCTCCAGATTTATAAGTATTTGATTTTGAAGTTCTTTTTTTAGCATAATCACTTATTCCAGGAAACCTATCACCTTCATCTGTATACACGTTAACTTTTTTGTGCTGTAATCTGTTTTTAATTTTATCTCCAGCCTTTTTAATTAATCCTCTATTAGCTAATACAGAACCTGGTTCCATTTTGCCTCTATGTCCTTTTAGTTTAAAATTTTTATTCATACCTTCTGTTTGATCATATACTTCTTTTTCCCATGGTAAATCCTTAGCACCTTCATCCATGCTAGATCTAGAATAAGTTTTACCTTTCCAATAAACGTTTTTATCATCATAATCTAGTTTAGGAACACCATTTTTATCAAGATCATTCATTTGCTCTTGATGTAATTTTTCATGTTTTACTACTTCTCTAAACTGCACAGGATCTGTTACTTCTTTATTAATATCTATAGTACCGTCGTTATTAGCTTTACCTAAAACGCCATTTTCCATATCAACCCTTCTTATAGGTGAGAAGTTTTTTAATAAATCATTTTTTAATTTAAAAGCCATATTATTTATTGTTATAAGGAAAATAATGATTTAATATATTTTTTCTTTTGTGGCAGCCACAACCTCCAGGTATTGAGTCTGCTAATTTTTTTATACCTGTTGCTTTTGTAAATTTTTCTATAGTATCGCCTAATCCTTTTGATTTCATAATATTAATTTAACAGTTCCACCTACGTCTAGCAGCTTTACCTCTTTCACCAGTCCAACCTTTTGATCTAGCACAAAATGATTTTCTTCTTTTCCAAGCTTTACTACCTTTTTTCAATTTTTTAGGATCTGTAGTTACAGCTGTTTTAAGTTTACTTCCAGGGTTTTTACGTCTATATTCTTTAACACCTTTTTCAGTCATACCACCGCCAGCTGCTCCGCCTGTAGCGCTTTTATCTTTTGACACTTTGTTAAAGTTTTTACCTCTACCAATAGTTCTTCTAGGTTCACCTGTTTTTAAAAATGGGTTATTATGTTGAATATACATATCTATCTTTTATTCTCCACATTTTTTACTTGGATCATCGACTCTTCTCCAGTCTTCTTTTTCAAACCAGTCTCTAAGTGTAGCTCCTTTTTTACGAGCTCCTTTTACATTAGTCTTAGATGATCTTTTATATTTACCTTTAGCACCTGCAGATTTTTTAGCACTAACAAGTTCTTTTCTTTTTTCAGCAGATAAACTTTTTATTTTAGCAGCAGGTAAACAAGTTTTAGTTGTTCCTCCACCTTTTTGTTTGTTTAATGGAGATTTTTTACAACTGCCTTTACTTCCTTTTTTGTTTAAAGGAGATGGTACGTTTTTATATCTTAAACTAAAAGACATTATTTTTTTCTATTTCTATTACCTTTACCCATCTTACTTGGTCCACCAGCTTTAGTACATCTTACGCCCCATCCACTAGCATAAGCACTTGGCCATACTTTAAATTTCTTTTTTGCTGCTGCTTTACAAGCTGCTGATATTTTAGTTCTTTTTATACCACTTCTTTTAGTTGCCATTACCACTTTTTCTTTTTGCTAGGAACTTCAACTTTTTTTACTATTACAGTTGTTTTAGGTTTTCTATTTTGTAGTTCTACTAGTTTAGCGTTTAATTCATCTAGCATAGCATCAGCTTCAGTACCATCTTGTATCATAGCTGATGTTATTTTAATTTCTTCTTTTAATATATCTTGAGTTTGCTCTAGCATCTCTACTTGATCACTCAATTGCATGATCATTTTTTCGTTCCACTCTTCTTTTAACTCATACTCTAAACGAGTTACTTCTACAGGTGGTAGCTTTTTAGCTTCTTCAATATCTGCCTGTAATGTGTAGTACATACCTACGAAAGAGGCTGTAACCATTATTATTGCTACTACAGTTTTTAAGTCAAGTTGTATATTTGTATTTTCAGAGATCTTTGTACTCATTAGTTGCATCGAATGACGGGCATGCTTTATTAGCAAACTCGTTGTGTGAATATATAGTAGCAAGCGGATACATCGCCATTAGTGTTTTAAGGACGTGTAACAAGCTTTCTTTTTGTTCTGGTGTTCTAGTATCCTTCGGCGTCTTACCATCACTCTCTACGCCTCCGCAATAACAAATTCCTATTGAATTACGATTGTGATTTTTACAATGAGCCCCGGTTTTATCTATATCTCTTCCTTTTTTAATAGTGCCATCGAGTTCGATGTAAAAATGATAGCCTATGTCTGTCCAACCTCTACCTTCAACGTGCCACTTCTTAATAGTTTCAACAGGTATATGTTGTCCTTCTCTTGTAGCAGAGCAATGTACTATAATCTCATTTATACTTCTCATTTCTTATTCTTATGTAATAATAACCATTTGTGGACTGTGTATCCTATAGTTAAAGCTAATAATAATATTTCTAATGCTGGTTCTATCCAGTTTAAACTAGCTAAAGCAAATGAAGATGCATTTAACAAATACAGCTTCAAATCTTCTGCACCTATCACTTGTTAGCGTTGAGCACTGGATTTCCTTTATACGTACAATTATCTATCTCTAGTGTAGATTTTATTGTAGTATTTCTAGAAACCATTACTCTTTTACCTAATGGTTTTTGAGCTGGGCTTATATCCACTCCAGCTGGCTTTTGATATTCTCCTATACTTGGCATAGTTAATTTTTTAATTGTTTGTTAAATAGTGATCCTTTAGTTTCTATTTCAGGATCTGCTACTGACATAGGTCTAGTATCACTGAAATTTGGTCTAGCACTACCAGTTCCATTTGTAGCTGGATCTTGCACTGTGCTTGTCATAAATTCTTTAAAGTTTAATGGAGTAGCTGGAGCAAAAGGTGCTGGGGCAACAAGTGATGGATCTTGATTTACATCTTGAGGTTGCTCTTCCATTGCGCCAACTAGCGTATCTAGTTTTTCGTTTATAGAGTCAAGTTTGTTATCTTCGTGCTCGCCAGACATCTGAGCTCCAGTAGCTTTAGCTAATCCTTTTATGCCTCCTCCATATTCTTTTCTATTTACAAAACCTTTTGCAAGGTTTTTAGCTAAGCCTAAGCCTCCCATGCCTAAAACTCCTATATTCAATGGACTACTCATAAGGCTGACCTTTCTTTGCTAAAGTTGACATTAAATTTTCTTTAGCTGCTTTTTTAACAGACTTGTATTTAGCCGGAGTATTATCCTCCATAGACTTTAACATTTTCATTGGCCCGCCGGCTCTGTTTGGCTTTCCTTTCATATCTAATAAACTTAATTTTTCATTTAATTTCTTCTCTTGAGCACCTATATCTTCTAATTTTTTAGATTGATCTTCGTATATATCTAATCTTTTTTCAGCCAAGTCCATATTAGTCATACCAAACTTATTACCAAAATATCTTTCAGACATCTTCTCTGCTTTTTTAGTTTGTCTTTCTTCTCTTTGAACTTGTCTTAACTTTGATTTATCTTTTGCTATTTTAAGTCTCATTTCCTGTTTAGGATTTAAACCTAATGGAATACCTTCGTCAGCTTTTTTATATGCTTCTTCTACTTGTTCTTTTGGATTAGTTTCTGTTTTTACTTCTTGATTACCTTCAGCCATAGGAACTATTAAGCCTTGCTGCATGCCGCTAACACCTGTTTCTCTTTTAACACTAGTAGGTTTGTTTAGTGTTTGCTCTACTGTTACTATATTAAATGGTGATTTTAATTTAAAAGCCATATTATCTTGTTTTGTCTTTGTTAACGTAATCAATAGCTTTAGCTGTTACTTT